AGGTCGGAATTGGAAAGGTTGGAATTGGAAAGGTCGGAATTGGAAAGGTTGGCTTCGGAAAGGTCGGTTTCGGAAAGGTCGGCTTTGGAAAGGTTGGCTTTATGTTGTTCCACAAACTTCACAAAAGATTCTGCTTCGCCTTTAAACATTACTTCATTTGTAAATCTTTTTTTAATTTGGTATTTCATATATTTTATTTATTACTTTCCCCTATTGCCCCCCAATCTGTTTTGCATCTCAAATTAGGGGATAGGGCATTAAAATACTTGCTAATGTTTGCAAGACATATTTATAATTGAAGTTCCTGAAGGGTAGGGCGGGCAAGTTTGATTGCTAACTTGTTTGCCCGTAGAACTTATTTCCATAAACCCTTGCAATCTTTTCCGCCCCTTTAGAAACTCCAATTTTCAATGTGCCTTACTCTTGGCGACAACCCTGTATGGATTATCTATGAAAGTGTTTGTGGGTGGTTTGCAGATTTTTAATCCACTTGCTCCCTTACCCTTTCGTAATTGGAGTATATACCTTGTTCGTTTGTTCGTCAAGTAATTATGTGGATAACTTTTCTTCTGTTTTAACCTTTAATAGTATTGCCTTTTTTCGGCTTTCCCAAGATTTCTGCCCTAATTTCTTAAAATGTTCACTTATTTCTTTAGGTATTTTTTTAGTTTTCATATTTTTTAAATCATATCTCCATAAAGAAAGTATATATCAAACGAACGAAGATGTCAAGCAACCCCCCTTCTAAAAGTCTATCCCTAAAAAGTTATATCTTTTAATTTAACAATTTTATTTATATCTAATGAGCTTTCACGGAACATCAGTGCGGGGTTTATATTTATAATATAGCAAATTCTTCCCGTAAAGTCAATAAAAAGTTATTCACATTAGTTATTGACTAAATAACTAAAAAGATTTAGTATAATGGTATGCCTGACCCAAAACAATTCAAAACCCATAAAGAATATCTTTTGTGGTATAAAAATTATCGGGAACGAAATGCTGAAAAGTTAAGAGAATATAATCGCAGGTATAATAAAGAATGGCGAAGAAGTTTTGGTTACCATAATGAGAGAAATTCAAAAACAAAATATCCTAAAAAAAACAAAGCTAGAAGATTACTTCAGTATGCGGTAAAAATAGGTGTCATAAAGAGACAAAAATGCGAAACCTGTGGAAAAGAAAATGCCCAAGCACATCATTTTGATTATAACCAACCATTAAGAGTAAACTGGTTCTGCCCACTATGCCACACCGATATACATAAATCAAGATAGTTTTTCAGGGTTGGGTTTTCCACAGGGCATATTGTTGCAATTTTTCTTTTAATCTTATATGATGGAGGTATGGTTGAAAGGAAAATAAACAATTGCATATTTTCACGCCCTTGCTTTTTGAGCAATGGTATGGTAGTGTTTAATTGTTTCTTTCAGCCAGAAACCAGACGCTTCGCTTTTAATTAAGTGGGGCGTTTTGCGTTTATAACTGACGGGAATGGTGGGCGAAATCCGAGCCACTCCGTTGGAAGCCACTTAATTCGGAGAAGGACAGAAACTTCAACCTCATCGGTAGTCGGCATAATGTCCATCGTTTGATACTTTACATAGAATTGTTTTTGAGTATCAAGGAGTCGGGTGTTCTGGGTAGTGATAAAGGCAATTTTGCCCAATTATTAGGAACATTACAGAAAAACAAAAATGTGTGCCGAGATTAAAACGGAGTTTCACCATTTATATTTACTAGCTTAATTCTATGGCTAGGAGCATTTCTTTACCTTTCGGTGATGAGGTGAAGGGAGATACATAACACTATGACTAATATACAAGAATTATTAAGTAAGTATAGAGAAGGAAATTATAACGAACAAGATCGGGAAGAAAAATTGCCGATTTCCGAACGACACGAACTTGTAAAAAAATTTGCGGACAAAATCAACGCCAACAGAATACGAGATAATATGAAACCTTTACAAAATGCTTATTTGAATAAAAAAATGGCGGATGCTGGTCTTAAAAGTAATTTTGACTTATATTGGTTTTATAAGTATTGCGATGAAACTAAAAATTTTGACAAAACTTGGTGGTTTGCATTAAATCCTAAAAATGCTACAATTAAGAAATGATACTGAAATGTAAAATCTGTAGTAGTAGTTATCAGAGAACGAAATCGGCCACGGAATATCGTCATATTTTGATTTTATACTTGACTTCCCCTTTCAAAGAAACAACTAAATGAATTATATCATATTCTACATTAAAAGTTATCCCCCTGTTAATGGAGTTGTCCACAGAAATGCTTGACTTCTAGTATAGTATGATATAGAATAGGGGTATGGAATTAAAGAAACACTATAAGTCAGTTTTTGAAAATGAACAGGAACTTTTGAAAGCTCTTATTGATATTCATTTAGGCGGAAAAGATATTGAGTGCGACCCGATGTATTTCAAGGGAAAATTTTATAAAGACGGAGTAAATAGACCAAAATATATTTGTGATATAAATCCACAAGTCCCAGAATGCATTAAAGGTGATGCTTTTGAAGTTGCAAAAACATTTAATTTTCAATATGGAACACTTAATTCTATCATACTTGACCCACCTTTCCTATTTGGTATTCACGGAAAAACAAAAGAGTATTATTCATCGCAAACACATACAATTTTTTCAAACTTCAATGAACTTTATAATACATATTTTTGTATATTACTTGAAGCAAAATCGTGTCTTAAAAAAGGTGGCGTAATTATATTCAAATGCCAAGATTATACTGATAGTAAAACTACAATGACACATTGTATGGTATATGAATTAGCAGAAAAATTAAAATTATATGCAAAAGATTTGGCGATACTCGTAAAACCAAACAAAATTACTAACCCTAATTTAACCCAAAGACATTTAAGAAAAATACACACTTATTTTTGGGTATTTATAAAACAATGAAACCAAAACCAAACAAAAGATACGACTATCTCGGCTTTGAAGAAAAAATCGTCCAAGAGTTCAAAAAAAAGAAACCAATAGGTATGACAAATACTGAATACCTAGTTTCCCTCCTTAAAAGTAGTTAATAAATAAAATGAAAATATACAAAACACAAAAAGAAATAGAAGCAGATATTAAAGATGATGTTTTAGTAGTAGATGGAGATGTAAAGTTTGAAGTGTCGTTTAGTATTAGTGCTTCATTAAAAATCGCTGGGGACATTAACGCTTGGGACATTAACGCTTGGGACATTAACGCTTGGGACATTAACGCTTGGGACATTAACGCTTGGGACATTAACGCTTGGGACATTAACGCTAGGAACATTAACGCTTGGGACATTAACGCTAGGGACATTTTATATTACGCCTTTTGTGGAGTTTATAATTCAATCAAATGTCTATCTATTAAAGCAAAACGAGAAAAACACAACGAACCAATTTGCCTTAATGGGAAACTTGAAATAAAAGACAAAAGTAAAAGAAGAATTTATTAAAAGTAGTTAATAATATGAGAACAAAAAAAGAATTAAATAGTAAAGAATTTAGAGAAGATATGATGCCTCTTTATCATCTTTTAGTTAGCCGAAAAATTCCCTGTAAAATGCAGTTGCACACTGGGGCGAAAAATGAAGAAGTAAAAAAGCTGATTGGTTACTTTCCTACGGGAACACATCAGATTTTAATTGAAATGGATGGAACTACCTACTCGGTTATTCGTGGAATGGCAAGTTTCGGCAATTATGAAATTATGAATATCGGCAAGGGCAAAAAATTTGCCGAACCTGAAAGATTTGAAACACCTGAAGAATTATTGGAAGCATTATCAACCAAATAGTTAATAATATGAAAGAAGTAAAAACTCAAAAACGATATAAATGTGATTTTTGTAAAAGGCGTTCTACTAAAAGCTCTATGGAAGCTCACGAGAAAATATGCTATAGAAACCCTAAAAGATTTTGCGAACTTTGTAAGAATAAAGGAGTTGTTAGAGAATACATCAATGATGACGGAAGTTTATACGTAGACGAACCTTGTATTTATTGCTCAAAGTTTGACCCAAAAATGAAAGCAGAAATAGAAGCACGAGAGAAAAAAGAAATTCCGCCTATAATGGAAATTATAAATAAAGAAATAATACCTTTTTAGTCGTAGTTAATAATATGAGAGAAAGAAAAGAAATAGAAGAAGAAGTAAGAAAGGACTCCATAGATGAGGAGAGGTTTACTGAACTAACACTTAATTATTATACAAGAACAACGATAGAATTATTACTAGACATTAGAGATTTATTAGATAAAAAGATAAAAAGTAGTTAATAATATGTTATGAAAATAACACACAACGATAAAGAAATAACATTTACCTTTGACCGCTTTCAACAGCGTTATAATCCTTACATGGAAGATGAAGACCAGAAATTACTAGGGAAATATCCTACATTTACAGGACTTATCGTGCGACATAAAAAGAATGGTGATTATGAAGAATTTGGTTTTGCTAATACGATAGATATGGATTACAAAGGAAAGGCCGACCAAGTAGGGAATTTTGTAGTAATGTGGCACGGCGAAGAAAACACTTTTAGAGAAATGTGTAAAATTTTAGAAATAGGAATACACGAAATTGAATGTTAGATATATGTTATGAAAGAAACATTTACAATTAACGCAATGATGGAAGATGATATGTTTAAGTCCCTTGAAAAGTGGGGATTTATGGGAGCTTTAGAAAATGGCAATTTGAAATGTGCTTGTGGCGAAACTATTACGAAAGAAAATTTAACCGCAATGAAACCGATAGACAAAAAGATACACTTTTATTGTAGCATAATTTGTTTATATGAAAGAAGAAGACTTAACTAATTTAGAAGAAATATACAATCAATTAACTTCCTATAAATGCGGAAAACATTTAAAAGTTCGGCAGAAACTTTATGAAGAAATTAAAAGAGTAAGAAAATTATTAGGGTATAAGAAAATGAAAATTAACTAACCCTATGTTATGATTAAAGAAATGAAGGTAAATATATGAAAATACAAATTACATTGGAAGACGAAGACCATGATTATTTAATTGCCGTACTTGAAAGGTATCTTGAGAAACTTACCGATGGTGGAAAAATAAGAAAAGTCGCCAAACTTATAGAAAAATTAGATAATGATTATAAGGAAGTAAATTAGCAACCCCCTATTCTAACTTTACTCTTTTAGAAGTGAAAACAAAAACCACCAATTAAAGTGATTCTTTTAGTGTCCTTGATAAAATGTGGACGGGGTTAATGTTTCCCGTAAAGATGGAGTGGATTTTAGAGTTTATTTTTGAAAACTTTGGACTCGCCTATCGTCCATCATAATCGGCTACCTACCCACTAAAGGTTTATTGCCGTAAATAGGAGAATATAAAATCTCAATGCATATCAACTTTATATCCTTTATTCCTATTGGCTGGTTCTACAGCCACTTTTTGAGGTAATTATTGATGTTAATCATTCCACCTTACTATCTTCCCAAGGCCCACCCTGGATCAATATAGTTTATCCTCCCTCAAGGATTTTTCACTCACCACACTTTATCAAGGAAGCTCCCTCTAAACATAGCGGATTACAAATTAAAAGTCAAACAAAAACCACCCTCGGAAGGATGGTCTTTGGTGGCAAAGAAAAAACCGCAAGTAGGTTATACTACAAATTGAAAAGGGAGCGATGTTTGGTCGCTCCCTGCCCTTACGGGACTTAATGAATTGTCTGTTTGTGAGAGGACTCAACGGCAAACCATTGGGCGAGGACGGATGCTTCGTGAATCATCACTAGCAATTCGTCTTCGGTCGCTTTGCGGATTTCTTCCTCCCTTCCGATGCAAAGCATTCCTCGTTTGGTCTCCACAAAAGCCATTCCGCCTTTCAAGAAGACATCCACGATTTACCTCCTATCGAAGAACTATTCTACTAATTATACTCTTGTGATGGCGTTATTTTGAAATAAATAGCAAGCAATCCCAATATCCCATCAACAAAAGGCAATAAACTTACTGGAATTGAATCGTGTATTCCCGACACTCCATTCACTACAAACAATACAATCAATGTCCAAACAGTGCGACTTGTAAAAATCTGTTTTATTTTATTCATTTTATTTTTGTTAAGTTTATAAACATCATCAATGGCGACCTCATTGAAATCAATTTCTTCATACACTCTTTTATTTTGTGATGCCCAGTTTTGCCGCATTATAATAATTTCACTAAAGTTTTTAATTCATCTATCCGTTTAAGTATAACATCTTTGCTATTTACTGGGTTCATTCTTTTCAACACTTCGGTTCGGACGGCATTCACGTCTTCTTTATACGAAGCAATATCGTTATGACTGAGTATATAGTCGTTTTTGAAGCCAAAATGGCTTAAAAGGGCTTGTAGCCCCTTATACTGCCATTCTGTAACGCTATACTCGCTTGGTTCTACCACGCCATCTCTGTCAATATCATATCCTGTGGCTAACTCAATTCCTATAAGATACTGGTTGGGATTTTTATAAGTTCCATCTAAATTTTTAAGAGCTATTTTTTTAAATCGTTCTGTGGGGTTGAATATGTTACCCGCGTGCCACGCCACATCTTTGTCTTTAACGAGTTGGATAATTTCTCCTTCGTTTCTGCCGATTACATAATGAACCGAAGTTCTGTTGGGGCGATTGCCGTTTTTTAACCAAGAAATTGCACCTGAATAGTTACCAAGCGTAAAATGAAGCACGCATCCTATCTTTTTTAACAATCCTATAGAATAATTAGGACTTTTATCAAATTTTATCTCCATTTTTTTTTGTTTCCATTATTCTTTTAATTCTATAAGTTTATCTAATTTTTTTTCAACACGATTAAGAGATTCTTTTAATTCTAAATATCTGTTATTTTCTCTTTCTTCCACCACTTGGACTTTTGTGTCTATCATATTTACTCTTGAGCTGGCGGTCGCCCAGGCGCCCAAAGCCGAAGCAATGATAGTTGAGCTTGCTATCAATATCGTGGTTAGTATTGAAATTTGACCCATTTGTCCTTTGTTTTTCATATTATTTTTGTCTGCCGAAGGGTAGTTATCCACATTTGCTTGACTTTTTATCTTTACTTTTTTCTTTTAAGGTGGTAATATATATTACATTATGGATTGGATTATAGCATTTATAGTTTTTGCATTTTTTGCAGTCGGAAATTTGGTATATTTCTTTCTTTTTATGGGGCGGGAGTACGACCAAGATTAGACCCTTTTGCCGTCTGCTGAATAATAATCTTTTGTAAAGCGTCTTTGACTGCTGGTGAAGCGGATTCTATTGCTTTCATAAATGCCGTTCTTTGTACTGAAGTTTGTTTTGCCAAAAGACTAGCAATCCTTGTTTTTACAGCTGTGCTTCCAATAACTTTATCTAGTCCAGCAGCAGACAGGCCAACTAGAATTGATGGAATTGCAGATCCACCAGTAGAAATAGCAGTAATGAGAGCTGCAGTTATGCCAGCCGTCCTCGGCCCAAATCCTATTAAATTTTGCCTTTGAATTATTTCATTTCTATATTTTGTGGCAATTTGGGCTGAAGTTAGGTCAGCATATTTTTCATTAAGTTGAGCAACACCCGGTACTGCCCGATTGATTTTTTCTTTTACTTTTCCATATAATTGCTTTAGAGCTTTATTGACCATTCCATCATCTGAGGCGTTTCCTGTGAATTTCGTCAAATCACCTATCAATTTTTTAATTTCTAGTGCTTCATTTGGGCTGATACCACTTAATTTTCGTGTCATTGTTATTTCACCTTCGGCATTTACTACTTCACCAAGAATATCAGATTTCAAAGATTCAAGTCTTGAAATAAGTGTGGCATTTGTGCGAGGAGCCTTATTAGCGACACTGATAGCATCATCCAATGGTGCTGTAAAACCTGACAAATTAACCTTTTTAGAACTAGTGGAAAGTTTTGAGCCTATTTTTTCACCAATTGATTGTCTACGCTCTGTTATTCTATCAAGCAAATCATCCATATTGTTTGCTACAATTCCTTCTTCCGCAACCGCTCTGCCTGGATTTTTTCCATAACTAAAATCTTTCTTGAGAGGCTTTATTAAACTATTCACAATTCTCGGCGCGCCCGATCGCACACTTTTTGAAACGGCATCTTTAGCAATACCGGCTACTGGAAGCGCCCCGCCTATTACCGTGCCAAGTCCCGGCTTAAATGCTTCTGCGCCTTCGCCAGATTGCAAACCTGCCGCAACATCAAATAAATAACCTTGACCAACTCCCGCGCCAATTTTGCCGAGCGGTTTTGCAACTTTGGCCGATGCTCCGAATGTCCTAGCGATTACAGATGCGCCTTTCGCCACTTTTGATACAGGAATACCGAAAGCAACCGTTTCAAAGCCACGCCCAATATCTTTCACGACATCAGACCCGCTTTTAGGCACAGGCGCGACAAATCCACCTAGCTTTTCCTTACTAAATTTGTCTAATGTTTCTTGTGAAACACCCCCAAGAGCCGCAACTGCTTGGAATGGCCGGGCAACAATTGTGGCAGGAGCAGAAACAAGACTTTTCACGAATCCACCAAATCCACCCTGTTTTCGCTCCTCTATAGCTTGTATTTCTTCCTGCGAAAGCGGCTGAAGTTTAGACAAGTAATTAGGCACAGATTTTTTACTCTGTGTTATATCTATTGGTGGTTGTAATTTATCTAAATACGACATAAATTTATTCAATATATTCTACCGTGTTTCCATCATTGACAGCTTCAAAAATATCTTGTCCGTTTAATTCACCTTGCCCTATAACCTTTCCGTTTGTATCTTTCACAATCACTTTAGTTTCTAATCCATTATTGGTTTGCAAAACACCCCTAGCTTTTAATAATGCTTCTTTCATTTGCGATTCATTTGTTAATCTACTTAAAGAAGACGATGCCTCTGCCAGTATTCTGCCTTCGTAGTCTGAGACCTGACCTTGACCTTTTATAAGTCCACGAATACCGAGTTTAAGTATTCCAGTTAATTGATTATATTCCGCCACCGCCGCTCTATCTCCCAAAAATGGAATAGAACCAGTTTGAATTGCGCCAGAAATTGCTTTATATCTATCGCCACTTAAAAGACTATTTATGTTTCCAATAGCTAGGGATGATTGTTGCTGTGTCGCTTGTTGTTTTTCTGTCTTTGCGATTTCCGCAGTTTCTTGCGCTTGCGATAGTGGTTTTGGCACGTTCGCTTTTTGTTGTTCTAGGGCGTATTCAATCCCAAATTGCCTTTTATCTTCTTCAAATTTATCTTGAGCGAGTGATTGTTGTTCATTAAATCGTCTTGCGCTTTCCGCTTCCGCTCTGGCTGTTGTGGCAGTCCCCCTCTCCGTCTCTAATTGCTTATCAATTCTTGAAAGGGCGAATTTACTAGCTTCCAACGAAGCCGTCCTGGCGGCCTGCAGTCTGGCTAGCTTCGCTTCAAGTGGTTGGGCTAGGTTAAGCGCGCGCTGTTCTGTGGAGCGCAATTGGCCAGTGATAAATTCCATCGGAATCACTTTGTCTTTGATGGCTTGGTATCCTTTGTTAGTGGATTCAATCAAGCGGTCAAGATCACCTTGCGTTGAGAGTTCTTCGGGGCTGATATTCAAGCTTCTTTCATAGGCGCTCTGCGCCAATTCTAGGGCTTTTGTGGATTCAGGGGATATAGTGGGCGCTGGGGGTGCAGAATCGCCACCTCGGTCATCCTGTGGCGTTTCACCGCCTATCCTCAGGCCTGTGTTGCGGTCGAATAGGGCGCCTGGGGGGTTTATGAGCAGACCTTGGGCATCTCTGTCGTCTTTTACTTCAGGAACGGCCATGGGCGTGAATGTTGGTGAAGTTGGAGTCACTTTTGGCGCAGTTGGCGTAACCGCAGGTTTTGGTGCCAGCGGACCCACTTGACCAGTTCCTGTCATGCTTGTGGGAGTTGCAAAAGAAGGAACAGATGGAGGAGCACCCGTTGGAGTCGGATAGAGTGGAGTTACAGGTTTCTTTTTACCAAAAGCCTGGCTAAAATCTGATTTTAATTTTGAAAATGCTTGTGCAAATGGGTTCATAATTTTATTGTCAAATTTGGGTTTACGATGGAGTCGACTTCTCCATCATCTATAACCATACTTAAATCGTTAAAGCCATACGATGTGAATAAATCGGACACTCCTTCGTCTAATAATGCTTTGAATCCGTTCGCCCTTTCATCTTTTTCCTTCGCCCAGTATCGATACGCTCCGTAGATTTCAGGCAAGTCGTGGAACGCTTCGGGCAAGAGTGGCATCTGTCCGATTGTGTATGAAGCCGCCGCGCCAGTGGTTAGCGACCTTCCGCCATATGGCCGGTCAAGATAGAGAACTGTGGTGCTTTCAACTGCCGCAATGCGATACCATTCTCCATCGCCCGAAGAAGCAGCCGTGTTGGAATGCGTTACTCTTAACCATCTTCCGACCATCGGAGTTGTCCAAGCTGGGGATGTTGCACCGGTTACTTTTACGCTTCCATTGGTGATTATATCTATGTTGCCGGTAGTATAGTCTGCGATATTCAAATCAGGAACTCTTATTTTTGTATTGAGTTCAATGATATTTCCGCTTGTCGCAGGTCTTGGCCAGAGAGCGAACTTTCCGTCCCGCACAAACCATTTTGTGGGAATATCCGATGTGTAATCCGTGTAATGCAATTTGTCCCATTCCTTTTTACTTGGCGAAGGGTCGGGAGTGTATAGTGTATCGCTGACATCCACCGAAACGCTTTCCACTAAATCAACATCGTAAGGCAAGAGTTGGAATTCGTCTTTGACTTCAACCGTATGCGTTCCTGTGCCAGTGTCGGTTATATCAACGGCAGTCCCGGCAAATGCGTTGGCAAGAGAAGTGGCAACCTTGAACGTTGTGGCGCTTTGAAAAATGAGATAGTAGTCTGTGTCTGTTGAAAGTCCCGCAGGCAAAGTGTCGGTGGTTGTAAATCGCACTTTGGTTCCGGTGAAAGTTAGAATAGTATCCGTTGCGGTGCAGATGTCTGTTGTCGCCGCCGTAAAAACAGAGTCGGGATCGTATGTTGTCATCGTTCGCGGACGATGTAAAAACGGCCAATCGGCTTTGGCTAGGATTTTTCGGTGGAAGTCGTTCATAATTTGGTCACCAAAAGAAAGATTAGCCGTTGCGGTATTTTTAGTGTCTATGCCAAATAAATTTCTAAGTTCAGTGAATGATTTCATTTTATTTTTCTTCTATCATTACCTTCTAATAAATTCTTGTCCTTGAATTTTTCTTGTTGGGTTAGGGCTTTATACCAAGCTATTTGCTTTTTCGTCATTCGCAGTTCAGAAATTCCTATCTTGGAAGCAATAGAGCCGGCAATGGATTTTTCCATATGCTCCAAATCGCGGAAATCGCAATCGGTTACATCCAGTATTTTTTCTTTTCTAAAGTATTGCATATTATTCTATAAACTTTTTAATGACAATAATTCTCCAAGTGCCTGATGTCAAATTGACTGTTGCCGCGCCCTCGTTTTGGATTCGTATTTCCACCGTGTCTTGCGCTTGGACATATCCCGTAACCGTAATGTCTTGCAAGTCATAAGGTGCGGACACTAAAACAAAGTCGCCCAGATTCACTCCCTCAATCGTGACTGATTGTGTTTCACCTGCGCCATCTACTAGACTGCCGGGGTCTATCGTGGTCTCCGTGTATGTAATCGTGCCAAGGTCTTTGAAAAGAACTTTCTGCACATCCAATCCAGTATGCAAGTGTTGCTTGTATTTGCTTTCCAAATCAGTTAAACGTTTCGTCAATCCATCTATTATTTTTTTTGTTTCTGTATCCATTATATCATTTTACTATACGAACCTCTATTAATGGGACAAAAGATGGATTAGAGTTCGTAGAGGTCAGTATTGCTCGTATCTGTATCCATTCTACATTTTCAAAGTCGGCATCTTCCGACGCGGAAATATCTCCAGCGGTGCTGTGAGTAAATATCGTCGTAAAGCTATCATTAAGATTGCTTCTCTGTTGAAGCTCTACCGACTCACCACTCACCAGTGGCTTGCCGAGTTTGAATTCAATATGCCCGATTGTTCGCTGATTTCTATTCGTTCCAAAAGGAATAATGTCGGAGTCAATTATCGTTTCACCGCCTGAATATGGGTTGCTTGAACCCTTGTCTATGCCGTATGTTGAAGTTGAACTCTCCCAACCTAGGTATAATCCGATTCCTGCTGGAGTTTCAGAAAGAACATTTTCAGCAATTAACGAAACTTCTCCGTCAGTGCCGTGCGATGCTTCAAGAATGTGACGAAATGAGTTAGATAAAAAATCGATTGCCCAGACACCATCCATGTCGCCAATAGCCGTTGCATCATTTTCAGTCGCTGTAATTGAAAAGTATAGTTGATTTCTATCGGCTGTGGCGTAATTAATTGTTAGATATGGATTTATTTTACCAGTTATATGGTCTGGTATTTTTCTAAACAATTCAACTGTTGAACCATTTGTATAATAAATATTACCCCGATTTCCGGCAAATATGTAAACACCATTATTGACCGAAACAATATGTTGTATGTTTCTTTCAGGCAATAAAATAGGAAAATAAAAACTGGAACTAATTCTATCCCATGGATATAATTTTCCGTTATTGCCACCCACTATTAAATTAGTACCCAATTCGCTGATTATCATATTAGCGTTGGCTTCCGCCACTGGTAAATCCAAAGCGTTAACATTGTTTGTAAAGCTTGTTGAATCATCAAGATCTAAAGTGTCGCCGGCAGTTTCCGAAATTGAACCAATGGTTTGAGCATTATTGAAATAATACAATATATCGTCTTCGCCAACTAAAACACTTCTTTTGGTTTTCCCGGTGTTAGCTATGGAGTTAGGGGTTGTCCAACCATATGACCAACCACCTTCCACCGAATCTACATAAGCAGAATCAGGGTCAGCCGTTTCCATTACAAATCCAATTCCATCAACGGCGGCAGCTCTAAAAACAAGTAAATGCTGTTTGAATGTAATTATGGCTCGTCCAGCGCTTCCTGTTAAAGTATCATTTCCAAGATATATTAAATTATCGGTAAGTGTTCCACCTGTGTTGTCTAGCCACCAAGCTCTGCCGTTATCATCAAGAATAAAGAAATATTTACGAGACAAACCGGCACCTTGCCCAAAAGTCCAATCAACTGGTTTCCCGAGAGTGTAAGAAGATATAGTTCCGCTTCCTGCGAGTGTTACATTTACCAAAAGACTACCTTGACGCGCGGGATTTTTATAGAGTTTGAAAGTATTGCCCGATAAATCGCCTACCCAGTAGACACGACCGGTTGCTAGTCCTGTGCCATCAACGAGGGTATTAAGAACGACAGCCATTCCATTATACCAGCCAGTCGTTGAGGAAACTGTCAGGATGTCGGTTGTTTCTACTGTAAAAGCAACTGCGGATACTGTGGGCGGTTTTGTCAAGGCGGTTGTTTTTAGAGCCACGCCTACTTCACCGGGAACGGACAGGTCTACATTTTTAAGACCAGAAATTCCAGCATAAGGAGAACTGGCAATCCCTTGTTCCCAACCATCTATCACTATGTCATTGTTTTCGTATCGATAGCTCATTGTATGTTTGTTAAGGGGGGTTAAATATCCATTGTGTAATAAGTAAGGTGCAGTTCGATAGTTGAATTTCCATCAGCAAAATTAGCCCCACCTGCAGTAGAAACAGTCACGCTTGTGTTTGCCGCCATTGTAGTATTGATTACAGCATAATATGTTCGCACAAAGTCAGCTGCTCCATTTATAACTGCCGCCACAGGACCAGTAAGCATTGTTGTCCCAGCAGTTCCTTGCCTTATTTGAAGTGTCCCCCCGCCTGTAAACTGAGCCGAATTATAATTCATACTAACGGTTAATTGATTGACCATAATAATCTTATTTGCACCAGGGGCGGCAATTAGTTCAATGGGGGAACCTCCCATCGCAATTATGTCTGCGGCAGATAGTGAGCGAGTAACTGTGGTATAAGACCCTCCCCCAGCCGCCGCCTGAAATGTCGGAGCTGCACCTGCACCATTAGAGGTAAGGACTTGACCTGAAGTTCCGATTGCAATCTGTCCGATAGAAGTTGTTGTTGCCGCATAAGGAATTAAGTATTGAGTCCAAGAAGATAAACCTGTTCCACCATCTGCAAAAGCTACATCTGTTCCACCTGCTACATAAATGTTTTTACCTTCAATACTCGCCACCCCAGCACTTACTCTAGCGATTGTTGTGTCGGAGGCGTGTCCAAGTTCTATACTTCCTACTCCTAAAGCAGTTACTGTGGAAGCAGTAAGACCTGCTATTGGAAGCCCTGTGGCATTTGTCAGCGTGGCAGATGATGGAGTGCCTAAAGCTCCGCCAGAAACAAGATTTCCTGAAGCTGTGCCAGTTAATGCTCCCACAAAAGTCGTGGAAGTTATTGAAGTCGCTCCTGCAATAACTCCAGCATCTAAAGTAATTGTTCCATCAAAAGTTATAGCCTGCCCAGCAGTAGGGTTTATTGCTAAAGTGGAAGCTCCAGCGGAAGAGATTGTATTTCCATTGATTGTAATATCATCAACTGTAAGTGTTGTGAGGGTTCCAAGAGAGGTTATAGCCGCTTGAGCCGCACCTGTTACTGTGGCGGCAGTCCCTGAAACATTACCAGTTATATTTCCAGTAAGTCCTCCAGTAGCCGTAGCCGTTCCAAGAGCAATCGTTCCTCCAGCAAAAGTAAGAGTTTCAGCACTATGGGTCAAAGTTAAATCAGCAGTTGAGGGTGCGGAGTTCCAAGTAATTACTGCTCCACTTCCAAGGAATAAATCAGACCAAGCGATAGCGGAAGTTCCAAGAGCATCGATGTTATCGGTGTCTGAAACTAGGGTGGTGTTTATGGCAACCGAAGCCAAGTTTGAAAGTGCTGGTAAAGCGTTGCCTGAAGCTATTCCTGTCAAGGCTCCTGCGAAAGTTACGGAAGTTAGCGTGTCAGTAGTTGCGTCATAAGTTAAAGCCGCATCGCCTTCTAAAGTTCCATCTCCAGTCCAGACACCGACTTGATTATTTACTGGCGTGCCTACTTTTGAAACATCTCCCGAACCTGCAGGCGTTGCCCAAGTCAATACCCCATCTCCAGCCACATCTTTAAGGAAAGTTCCTGCTCCTCCGACTGTTGGAGGTAGGGAGTAGGTGATATCTGCCGCTTGAGCTACCGCCTTAAAAGCGGTGTAATTTGTGCCTGAACCTGATGGCTCTAATAATCGAAATTCTGCGGCAACAGTTCCACCTCCAAGGATTAGATTTCCTGCCGAGGTAAGTCTCATCTTCTCGGTTGCTGTTTCCGATACTGCGGTGGCGAAAACTAAATCCGCTGTATTTACTGTGGTGGAAAAAGTTGCGTCTGCTTCACTCCATATACTGCCGGCGACGAGAATAGCGTCAAAGCCATCGCTTTCTAAAGGAGCATTGAAGTTAATTTGTCCGAGTTTGTCTCCGTCTACTACCGTCAGTTCCTTAGTGGCAAGGTAAAGAACTCCGGGAGCTCCTGCCACACCTTGCACATCAAGTAAACCCTGCGGCACCGTCGTCCCGATGCCGACGTTGCCGGCATTTAAAATGGTCATCGCTTCCGTAGCGCCGTTGTTGCCCACCAGAAAATGCATATCGGCACCGGTTGCTCCCACACCGGAAGTGGTTTGAAGCGTTAAGTCGGAAGTTGTGGCAGTCCCACCGATTAGCTTACTTACAAGAACATTCCAGGTGGTCAATACAGGTCGTAATGCAGTACCTGTGAAAATCCATAGACTAGAACTTTGTGCATATGCGATTCCCGACAATGAAAGAAATAATCCAATTGCTATTAAAAATTTAAATAATTTAGTTTTCATATCAATTTTCGAAATAATAAGTTACTCCCTCTCCACTGACCGACGCGTCAATGTATAAAAGATTTGTGTTAGTAATAAAAAATTGTTGTGATTGAGTGGCAAATAATAATACTCCCCTAGCAGTTACATCTAAAGCCGCTACCACATTTACATCTCCAACAGCAATTATTCCCGTGTTGTCTGGCAAGGCGGTAACTATTACGCGCTTGCAGGCATTAGACGCTAACTGTTCTTCAGAACCGGCAGTTGTAACTAAATCAATGACTGTTCCGACAGCGCCATGACCATCTTCTTCTACAACAGCATCCACGAGCAGACGATGAGTCGTTGGATCTCCCCATAAAACTACATCCGCATCATCTGAGGCATTGCTTTTTACCTGCATTGAAGGGACACTATTCGCTGTTCTCTCTGTGGCCATTGTTTTATAGGGTTATTTTTATATTATGCTTTTTTCTGGCTTCTTCTATCGCTCGACCAAGAGTGCGATATCTATCCGCTATTTGCCTATCGTGTTCAGTCTGTTCTTTTTCTTTTTTATCCAAAGATTTCTTAAAGTTTTCATTAACCCGACGAGCATTTTCTATCTCTATTTCACGATATGAAGTGCTTTTGTTTAGTTTATGGATTTCTGCGTGAAATTTCACCCATTCTGCACTTAATTTTTCGGTGGATTCTTTAAGCCTTTTTTCTTCCGCAAGGGCGAGGTTGTGTTTCCTTTCGGACTCAGCATCTCTTTGTAAAATATCTTGTTCTTTATCAACCAAATCTTCAACCCTTTTTGAAAAGTCCTCCTTTGTCTCAGAAAGTGATAATCTCAATTCCTGCGTTTCGGATATCATCCTTTTGGCATCTTCAAGTTTCTTTTCCGCTTTTTTCTGTATTTCATCAATAGGTTTTAACGCTTCTAATTTTCGGACTTCGAGTTCTTCTATATCAAGCAAGAGCAATGACTTTCTAACTCCCAATTCAGTCTCAGTTTCAGGCACAGCTTCCGCTTCTCTGGCTCTTTTTAGCGAGAGAAAGCGAGCCGACTCTTTTGTCTCAAAATCTCGCAACTGATTTAACCGCTTATTTATAATTATTTCCGCCTCGTTCAGTTTAGCAACTCTTTTGATGCGGTCTTGGGTAGACTGCTTCGTTTCCTCCTTCACTTTTTCCGCCTCTAAGAGTTTCATAAATTAAGCGGCAACTATATTTGCATTGCTACTCAATGGACGCCATAAACAATAGTGGTTTATCGTTCCATCGGTTACATCAGCAACGCCAATTGTCTCAATGATGTCTGCGCCGCCTGTCAAGATAAATGCTCCTGGAAGAGCCTGTGTTTCGTCAGGGGAAGCGTCTATCCATACCATGTTTGCATCTATATCCGTTGCCGTTGTTTGAGCAACAAGTCCAGCGGTAGCACTAGCGACTCCTATTTCAAGAGTAGTTGCGCCCACAAGAGATTCGGAACACACGCCAAACACATGCACAATAACATCGCCCGTTACTGTGAAAAGAGTGATAGTTTCACTTGCGTTGCCTAAACCAGCGGTGCCGTCATATACAATTGATTTAGATATAATGAGACCATCAGTAGTAATTGGCACGCTATTTGCATCTCGGAAAAATGATGCTTCAATTATAGCCATATTTATTTTTTAGATTAAATTTTTAATCTTCTTCCTTGTCGACTGGCTCCTTTGGTTTGCCTTCAAAGGAAGATTCATCATCTTCGTCAAAGTCGGGTGGTAAGATTACTTGCAGTTCTTTAGGGTTTTGTTCTCCAGTTTTTTTCTTACTGGACAACTCTTTTGTCTTGTTTCTATTCAACACATCAATCTCTGTGTCAAGATCACTTTTCTTTTCAGGGGTTTTATCTTCATCGGGCGTGTATGCCTTATTGAAGAGTTCCATATACAATGGCACCTCTTCGGGTTTCTTGGGCGATGTCATTTTCTCGCCGTCTTTGTAAATCGGCTGACCGTTTTTATTTGTCCTCAATAATTCGCGGTTCGTGAGAGTACCGGCGTAGTGTCGGGCAAGATAGTCGGGCACATAGAGGGATTGACCAGGTTTGAATATCCTACCCTTACCATCCCAATACCCTGTAAATTCTTCGTCTGTCCAATTAGTGAACAATGCGGTTTTTGACATAAATTTTTTATGCAAGGCGGGAATCACTTGCTTTTAATCCCGAAGCCATCCAGCGAATGGCGTTATTTATTAAGCGCTGGGGTGTTCCTCGCCTTATCGCTGTGCTAATCCATTGTTCTTTGCTACAGATACACACAACTGAATATATAAATCTTTACTCATTATTCCTTTCAATTTATTGCATGACCAGCATGCAGAAACAATGTTTGTAATACAATAACCAATCTTGTTATTAACCCTATCTAGACCAAGTTTCGTTTTTGAACCACAGTAGAAACATTTTACGCTAGAAGAAAATAAAATTTCACTAAATTGGTTAAGGGATAACTCAAATTTGTATCCTCTTTCTTTAGCGCTCCTTTTATATTTACCATATCTAGACTTTGGAGTAAGTCTATATCGTCTACTGTATTCTCTGGTTTTCTCTTTATTTCTTATCTTCCAATTCCTGTTTATTTCACTAACTTTTTCTTTGTTTTTCTTTCTGTACTTTCTTGCATATTCTCTTTGGTAACAACGATACTTTTCAGCGTTTTTTTTCCTATAAGTATTATTATACAACCTTTCTTTATCGAGATTGTTTTTGCGCCACTTACGCTTATACTTATTTATTTTACTTCTATCAGTTGTATATGTCATGAGGTAATTATACCTCATTCTGTTTCAAAGAACAATGGATTAGCACTAGAGTAAAGCGAGGAGTTTTCTTAACTTAAAGTTAAGTAGACGAGCGCGTACTCCGCTGAAATACCCGTCGCCATGTGGTAACCAATGATGTTGGTTGCCGCAATAGCCGGAGCCACAGAGCCGGAAGTTCCACCTGAAAGTGAACCGACTGCCTTACCTGCTACTCCTGTTCCTGTAAAGAGAACCGAGCATGCGCCTCTTGTCTGAATCCAACCATACTCATTTGCCGTAATAATGTGAGTGGCTACCCCTGCGATATTCGCAGTTGGCGTGCCTGGCTCTATTACAAGGCCAGAATATGGATGCGCTACCCAGATAACCCTTGAAGAAGTAGTCAAAGCTACCTGAATTGGGTCTTCCAAATTCATGGTAACCACAGCGGCTGTTGCCGCTAAGTGACCCTTGATTCTGTAAGTATATCCCTCTCCTGGAGTAACTGCGACCGATAGATAACCGCCGGCAAACTCATCTGCCGTAACTGTAAGAGTAGCTGTGGTAACGACCGCAGTATCGTCAATAGCCGCCGCCGCTACCGCATGACCGCCCGAAGGCTGGTCGTTGGTAGCATCAAGGGCTTTACCTTGATAAACTTTCCCAGCAACTGTGGCTGTGGTTCCTATTTTGGAATAACGGAATCCTCTTCCATCATTGGTTTCCATATAGGTGCCAAGGACATGAAGCTGGTCTGCGGACGAGTCTAATACGCCTTGCGCGGCGATTTGAGCGAATCCTGATAATGAAGTGGTCATAGATTTTTGAAATTAAAATTATAATAATACTCGACCTCTAGGTAATGTTATTTACTCCAATACCCAAGAATGTCTTTGGATTGGTATCTTCGCCTTGACTAACATGCCACATAAAGTTTGACGCGGTTGCTTCCCAATCATCAAACCCGACGCACATATTTTGACCTGTCATCAGAATGTCGGCTGTTCCTGTTTGCGCTGAAATATCAAATACTGCGTTCACCTTTGCGGTGTGGTTAGTGTAGAAAGCGTAGAAGAAGCAATCTTTGAATTCTGTCCATCGGTCAAGACCTGAAGTCCCTGTTGATAGAACATGGAGTTGTGTTTCATTGGTATCAGCGTGCATTACGAACCGACAATTATCAAAGACATTGCGTTTTGAACCACCTTCCATTTCTAACGAAGCATTGGCGCCTGCGCGAGTCATCGTATCAGCGCCGAATGTGCATCCGCCGAAGTAATTTTCCTCAGCGCCATTCAAGTTGAGCGCGCGCCAAGGCGTGGAATCGGCAGAGGTGGCATTGGATGTTCCCTTGAAATCAACTCCCTGAAAGGAATTGTAATCTCCGCTGACTGATACTGTTTCGTCAATATCAGCTGAACTGGTGAAAGTTAGTGTCTTAAACAGACATCCGTTTTCACTAATTATAATCGAACCGCCTGTCGAGAACCCAATACCAGCTCGAGAGTTCTGCGCTGTTGGAGCGGCGCTACCCACAAGGTGAGTAAAGCGCTTGTCCCACGCAATCGCAGTGGTCTCGGCTGTTCGACCGGTGCCGCCAGTAGGCACGATAAGAACCACATCATGTTGACTACCAGTTGTATGGTCTTCGGCTTCGGCGACTGTTTTGAAAGCGTCTTCAAGTGAAGAACCTCCACCATCATCGTCTCCACCGCTCGGGTCAACATAAAATATATTGCCGACATACGGAAGACCAATCAATCCCGCAATATCCTGCGGATAGATTTTTGCTCCGTATTTCAAAGCTGGAACATAATCTCTAAGTTTTGAACTCATATTGTTTTTGTAATTTAACCCTCTCCCGTTACTCGGGGTCAAGGGGAAACTTGGTATAGACTAAATACCAGTGATTCCTGTTAATTTTCCGCTCCTCTTCGGATTGGTCGTAATAAACTGTCCCCCGAAGTAGATGTGTCCGACTTGAGCGGCCGCATTGGATGGAATTATCCAATCAGACCAACTAAATCCGAGACCGACAGGAGCATCGTAATCGTTTCCTTCAATCTGCGACTTGTAGCTCACTGGACTTGCTCCTTTGTATGGAAGAGCATACCAGTCAACGAAATTCTCGTTGAGGGCGATGAATGCGCCAGAGGTGCATTTCTCGTCCATAATCACTGGGCGGCCAGCATAATCAAGCGCTGTGAAACCGGTTGAACCGAATAATCCACCTTTCATTTTACTTGCTTCTTTGTTGATTCTCTCTTGCGGGCGAAGCAATTGCCCATAGAGGTTAAAGACTGTTTCAGTCGTAAATACCGCAGTCGGCTTTTGAGCGCCTGAGGTTACAGCCGCGAACAGGGTATCTATCTTTGCAAGGGTAAGAGTGCCGCCTGATGCAGTAACCGTTGACTTAAGAGTCGTATAAGTTGCCCGTGAAAGTCCGCCAAGTGTTGCAACGGAATCCCCGTTGTCAACCAAAGCCGCAAGACCTAGTGGGTCTTTTGAGCCGTTGCCAGTTCCATCACCGTAAAAAATATCGCCAAGGTTATCAGCCATATCTTCCGAATCGGACTGGATTGTGAGTCTCATTAAATCAAGCACTTTGTCCTCGGTGTCAGCTACTGAAAGCTCATCACCGGGCAAAGCAACTGTAATTTGGTAGAAACTCGGAGTGTACTCAAGAAACTGGCGGTTATCAGTCGCGGCGGTTGAAAACGTATCAAAGCCACGGAATGATTGACCGGTAGTATTCTTGGACACCTTGATAGGAGCGCGAAGCACCCTACCGCTCCACTTTTTTGCTCCGCGAACTATTCGCTGGAACAAAACATTGGAGTCTAGAATCTGATCAACCACATAAGGCAAGTATTTCTCCTTGACTGTGGTTTGGATTCTCTGTCCATAAAGTTCAGTCAATTTATTGTAAGATTATCAAGGGCTACTTTTTAGATAGTCAATGACAATTTTTAATTAAGTGAATAATGTTTTAGAGTGAACCCCAGCTCTTTCCTTTGAAGTCTGCGCTGGTTTTCACATTTGAAACTTTCGTTTCAGCTGTCTTTTCAGAGGTTGTGGCGGCGGCGATCTTTTTCTTTTCCTCGGTAGAATCGTTTTTGACATTGGTTACACCGGCTTTCATTAGTTTGAAGGCCGCTTTGTAGTTCCAACGCCCTTTACTATCTACAAGATCGTTGTCCATCGTGAACTTGAGGAGCTTGTTGCGATCAACTTTTCCTTCGGGATTTAATTCCTTATCGGATTCAAGGGCTTTTACCTCATCATTGAAGTAACCAGTCGCCTCATCGATTGCCTTCTGCTGTTTTTCCGCCTTTTCCTCTAGCCGTTTGATAGCGTTATTCTCCGCTTGGGTAAGTCGAGCGTCTTCGTGGGCTTTGTATTGCGCCCATGCTTTTGCATCGCCTCCGAACCATTCAGGGACATCGGCATCGGCTAGATCCTCCCGCTTCTTTTCGAACCTAGTCTCTATATCCTTGCGGATAGTGTCAATTTCTTGAACGTGTCGAATTTCTTGTTCGTTGAAGCGCTTAGTCCAATCATTCTCCCGTTCTTTCCAGCGAGGATGATCTGCTAAGTTTTCACTATCTTTTTTATTTTCCGTCTGATTTTTATCCTGTTCAGACGATTCATCAGTCGAGTTAGTGTCGGTTGTTTCCGTTGACGACTCGGTGGAGTTGTCCTTCTCCTTGGAATTGTCTAGATTTTCATCTGACTTTTCCTGCGTCTGTGTATTTTCTGTCATTATATTATATTTTCAATTAAACTGCTAATATGTGGATAACTAAACTTTTGGTTTGGGTCTTTTTTTTACATGCTCAGGGAGATTTTTAATACTCAAAGTTTTTTTCTCAAACTCTCGCGCAATTTCGGGGTGATGGACCCACATATAACCCCTTTGCGATTTGGATTGCCATGGCATATATTTACCCACCCTTTACGGGAACTTCTCTTAACATCGACCTTTTGTTTTCGCTTCGGATTATTTCTTTTTCAATATCTATGGCGCCCTTGCGTTCCGTAGCCAGTCGGTCTGCATCTTTTTTAGCTTGGTCTTCTTCTTGTATTCCTTGCTGTTCTGCTTGCGCCGCTTGTTGTTGCATAGCGATAACTTCTTGCACTAATGGGTTGTCTTTGAATAGTAGTTGAGGGGCCTTTGCTTCTAACCAAACATTAGCGGCCACTTCTTTGGCGTTCGGCCATTCCAGACGCTCATAGAGGTCTATGTTGGATATGCGATTCAGTGAGGCAAGCTCTAACGCTTGGTTGGCGATTGAAGTGCTGTCTTTTGGCAATAGGGAACCTTCTTTAACAGAAACAATAACTTTGGGCGGTATTGCGCCTTCAATGAATTGAAAGTCTTTGTCATAGACATAGAGCAGTTGCAGATACCAGTTATACCAATCGTCAGCCCATTGCTCTAGGTATTCGGTAACACCGCCACCGATGCGGTCAGTGTCAAGACCTCGGCTCATTATCTTGCCCCGGACTGTTTCCTCGCCTTTTAGCCCAGCTTGAGATGAACCGCTTACGCCAAAAATATCTCTCATTCGCATTCTAATGTCATTTCGGTCGTTAAATACATCGGCTGGAAGTCCGACAGGGTTGTATTGGTCAATCGCTTCGCGCGGGGCGCCGTCGGGAATACAGACAACACCGCCTTTGCGTAGCGCTCGGGTAACACCAGTCGCTTGCTCTTTTGTAAGTCCCGCTCGGGCGAGAGAGACGACAAGACCGCCATTCATTCTGTCGGCGTTTTTGTCTATTTGTTTATCTCTTTTATTTATCCTGTCTTGATTGGCGAGGTTTTGACCGATGAGAGATGTTTTATCCATTGGTTGGTCGCCTAGATTAAAGACTGACAGGAACGAGTATGGCATTTTTGGCACATTGAAATGGTTGATGCCTTTTGTTTCAACTGGTTCAGCCGTTGCATTGCCATAGTCGTCAACTGAAACGCCTTCGGAAGCAAGGTCGGTTACTTCGGGTATCTCTGTCTTGTCATAGTTCCAATGCGGATTTTTCTTTTTGAGAAGTATTGTTGATTCAAATTTCCAACACATGTATGTCGGAGTCCACCATTCCACAAATTGGATTTCAGTCGCTAGGTCGTCTTTTACTTTTTCTTTCAGTTTGGTAATTGCTTCGCCATTGCCTTTTTTTACAATCTTGCCTGTCTCAGGGTCTAGTTCGTCTTCTTGCTGTCCGATGGTGTTTAAGATTTTACTTGCTTCAAGTTTTCGGTATTCGCCTATTCGATTGCCGGTGTAGCCATCCTCGTCAATGGTTGCGCTAGGGTCAAGAATCATTTTCTTTGGGCGAACGATGCGATTGGTTGGTATGTCGTTATCCAAGTCCCAGCCGAACTTTGAAACACCGAGCTGATAAATAGCCCAGTGTCGCGCGCCTTTCTTTAGTTTCAAGCGTATTTTATTTTTGTCCGCTAGGTCGGCAAGACGATTCTTTACTTTCTCAACGAATTTTTCTTTTACAGGGTCGGATATTTCTGTGGCGTCTAGTGTGATAAGAGGGTCAGGGTTGCGTCTGGTTGCTTGGGGTAGAAATGTCTCAAGGGATTCAAAGACGAGGTTGTCCACCATCGCTCTTTGTTTATCAACTCTCGGGCCTTCAAATTGTTTTCCGAGCCAGTATTTTTCGTTTTCTTCTATTTGTCTTTCCCATTCTGATTTTACCGGCGAATCTTTCCAGTCTTTTTCCCACTTGTCCGCCAATTTGACTATGTCCTCATCGGACATATTGAGCGTTAGCTCCGGGAGTTTTTCAGAGACGATGCCTTCTTTATTTTCAGAATCTAAAGACTTGGAGATTTTATTTATTCCATCTCCAAGAGAACTATAACCTGCTGTGTTTGGGTCATACATTATTATCAGTATAATCTTTTTTCAGTTTGTCAACAAGAGATGTGGATAACTACCACCCCCTTTTACCTCCCCTTTTACCTTATTATCTTAAACTTCTAAAAAAACTTTCTTGTCTCTCGGATTCAATCCATTCCGAGCTTTTATATTTCTCTTCAAAATAAACAGCATTGCACTTTTTACAGAAATCCCATTGTTTATAATAAAATGTTTTATTTCTTGGTGGTGTAGTTCTTTTTCTTATAACACAATTACCATTACATTTTGGACAAATTCTTCCTAAACCTATTTCTATTTTTTTATTCCAAGCTACTTTGCTCATTTTATTTTTTCTTTAATAATTCTAATAAAAACATATTCCAAGAAAGTCCCGACTTCTTTCTTTTGTCTTTTAACCTTTTCCAAGTTTTGTCGTCTATTCTTAAACATTTATTTGTATAATGTTTGTCTCTCATAATTGTAATGCTATTGCATATGCTAAAACCCAACTCCCAAGCCGTTTTCCACTCCGAGTTCAAGTTAATTAAGATACTGTCCTTGATTGAAGTATTACCCCTTGTATTCCCTTTAATTAAAAGGAATTAAGAGAAAGTATTAAAATAAAAAGAGCAAAACTGGAAACTTGAACTGCGGAGACTTGAATCCGTATTGCTTACTTTCCCCATACATTTAAAGTCCTATGGTATCTAGTAAAAAGATTTGGGCGACTGTGAACACAAAAATCGCCTTCCTAATAAAAGGTCGGCGACTTCTGGTTCTGGTTAAAAGAACAGTTATACACTAACATATCTGCGGAAATTCCGCAAGGTAGAAAACATACAATTGTTCTTTTTCTTTTAACCATATCCACATCATATTCTCTATAAAATAAAAGTCAAGCAAATGTGGATAACTAATCTATTGGCGAGCGGGCAATATCACTTCTTTTTTTCCAATTCCTTGCTTTTTCTTCGGCGACATAATCTTTGTAACTCTTGCTGGGATTTATGACCTCGCCATCATCATCTGGGTTTGAAATTCTCTCTGCCCTATCCCCAACTTCTATGTGAAGTATTTTTGGTCTTTTCTTTTGTGTTCTAATTTGGGTAATTCCAGCTTTTTGGCAATGATATAATATCGTGGTATGGTCTTTCCCGAAGAATTTTCCGATTTCAATAGAAGAATACCCTTGTCGCCTCATTTCTATGGCTTCTTTAATACTTTCTTTATTCATCCTGTGTTGTCCTAGTTTCATAATCGCCAGTCATCGTTATCTTCAGCTTCCATTTCATCAAATTGCTTGTCAAACATTTTCTTGGGGTTGAAGTCCACCGTCTGGTCGGGGTTTATCTCGTAGCTGTTGGACTTTCTTTCGTCTGTCGGCTCTACAATCATTCCCATACCCGCGAAACGGCTCATACCAGCCCTCCAAGCGACCGATGCGAGAACCAAATGGTCGCGACCGCTTCTGACCCACTTATAGCCCTTTACTTGGTTAGTGTCGGGGTCTAGCACTTTCATTTTTGATAAATTGTTCCAATCAAGCCAATAGGAATACCAGTCTTCTTCAGTTCCGTGAACAGGTATTCGTTTGTTTCTAAATTCATCCACCACCAATTGTATGCCTCTGTTGCGTTCCACTTTGACTGTTCTATGGTCATCGCCTTTTCCGAATGTGAAGATTTCCTCTTGATTGCGGTCGCCTACGAAGTAAACAAGAAACACACGACCAACCCAGCGTTCAGCGAATGCCCGGGAGCCGATGAGATCGCCACCGGCGTCTATAAATGCAATACACTTTTTCCAACGTTCCATTATGTCATCAAGAGCTTTGTAATCGGTGCAATCGCCTTGAAAGAACAAGCCCTGTCTATTTCCCAGCACATAATCCAAGCGAAGTCCGGTGTCTATGCCCATTACGATACGCTCGTCAGTGTCAGGCGCCCATATCTTGCCCGTTAGGTTTTGGAAGAAGCTGTTGCGAAGCAGTTTTGAGGAGCCGTCAGCATATGGCAGTCCGAGTATTTTGGTATAAAAGAATTCAGGCGTGGTATCTTTGTTTTGGTATTTATCAACTATGTATTCGGCGGAAATCCATGGGGCAATGAGTAGTGGCACCCAGTATCCCGATATGGGTCTGTCGGGATATTTCGCCACCCATTGACCCTCTCGTCTTACATAATTTGGCAACTCTTTTCGGCACTTTTTGCATATAAATATTTTCTTTTCAAGGTCTATGGACATCTTCTTCGGTTCTTCCGTGTTCCATGAGAGGTATTGCCAATGGTTGCAGTGAGGACATTTGACAAACCAATGTTTTTGGTCTGACGCAAGCCACCAATTATGTACACCGGTTTCAGGAAGCGAGGGATGAGAGAAGACATGAGTTTGTTTCAACTTGGAGTGTTGCAAACGGGCTTGATAGTCAGCGATAATGTCCAACCTGCTTGCATCCAACTCATCATGAATTAACCTATCCGCAGGAGTCATCATCGCGCTTTTTTTTGTCCAACTTCCACGATAATATATCATCGCATCGCCAACCTGCTTTGATTCTACCGAGTCCTTATCTTTCACATCTTTGAGCATGCAAGGATTATTTGCAATGATACGATTAGTCTTTCCGCCAACCATTACTCTAACATCGCTATCTGTCGGAAGAGTGTAGACTTGGTCTATATTATATTTCTTGGCATCAAAATGACTCTTCAACATTTCGCAGGTTGTCATTCCAATCTGCGCCGCTTTCATCACGACAAGGTTCTGCGCTTGGTCGCCGTATATGTCAAAGAGAAAAGGGTGATTGTCAAATTCAATCGGCTCGCCTTTTTCGTTCTTTATCTTTTCGGTGATGAGCCAATCGTGTATGTCCAAAAAATTTTCTTCAGAATTTGCCAGCATTTTATTTGGTGTATTTAAGTATGTGTGCTATAACTTCCACATTAAACGCATTTCCAAGAACTTTATATCTCTGCGTATTGCTGACCCCTTCCGTATAATTATCGGGCAAGGACTGCAATCGCTCGCACTCCACTGGCGTTAATTTCCTGATAATTTCATTCTCTGAAAGTTTGTTGTTGTATTCCCAAGAAGAAGAAAGTGTAGGCACTTTCCCATTCAACGCTCTTTTGCCATCAGCGTTCTTTCCTCGAGGGGTTTGGACAATGTAAAGCCCTGTTTTAGGCCCCCTACCGCCACCGAGAGCGGAAAGTCCGACGGACTTTCCTTCAGGCGAGTATATCCTGTCTCCCTGACCGCCCTTGTTTATACTTCCGATACGGATTGTGTCCCAATTATGCTTATTGTATATTCCACTTCCTCTGCCAGAAGAACGAACAGTATTTGATTTCGGTCTGATTGTAAAAGTATCGTCCACGCTCGGCTCTAAAATATCTTTCAAGAAGATACCTCTATCGTCTGGCAATTTCACATTCGGGATATTCGTCCAAAACAAGCGTTTTCTATTTTGAGCAGACACCAATGCGGCGTTTATCATTATTGGCTCTACTCCAAGCTCTTTAGTGATAATGTCCTTCGCTTCTTTAGGCATTGAGGCGACATTCTCAAGAATAAACCACTTCGGTTTCACTTCTTTGAGAATACGGACATACTCCCAAAACAAACCACTTCGTTCGCCGTCTAATCCTTTCCTATTTTTTTGAGCAATGGAAAGGTCTTGGCAGGGACTTCCACCAATTAAAAGGTCAATTCTCGGACGACTTACTCCGTGGAAAGTTAGTCCATTTACTTCTTTCACATCCCCAAGCTGTATCGTATCGGGATAGTTCTTTTGGGCAATCTGGATAGCATACTTGTCCACTTCACTGGCATAGTAAAGTTCAACAGGAATACCCGCCCTTTCTAGGGCTACTCTGGCACAAGAAATTCCATCAAAAATACTTAAAATTTTCATATTCATTTATCGTTCTCCATCTTGTTTAGCTTTATTTTTGCTTCGCTCCAGCATTCGTTGTTTTAGTTTTTCTCGGAATTCTTGGACAAGTTCTTGGTCTTCTTGGTGGAGTTCTTCACTTGGCTCTCTTTTTACCATTACTCCCTCTGTGGGTTCACCAAGTTCCGCTTTTATCATATCCCAAGCTGTTTTTATTTCTTTATAAAAAGGCAGTTTTTCTACAATGACAGGATTTCCTTCTTCATCAAAGACCTGTGTGCCGCCTTTTCTAAACACAATTTGATATTGTGGCTCTAAAAGTTTCTGCGCCACTTGTAATGCTTTTATTTTAGAGTCTTCAAGTGATTCAATGACTTTTTCCGCTCTTTCTTTTCTAATTTTTGCTAATTTTTTCTGAAAATCATATTTATGCTTATAAAAACCAATCTGAACATTTGACTTAAATAGACATTCTCTATCTAAAATCATAGAGGAGACATTGCCACTGTGCTTATCATATATTGCAAAGAGCATTCCTTGTTCTTCTTCAGAAAGTTCTCTATAAACTGGCGCTTTTGGCTTTTCTTTTTTTTTAACTTCCTTCTTTGGCTCTATTAAGTTTTCTTGCGGTGTGTTCATACTTCATATTTTATAGTTCCCTTGTGAATTATAACACTTACCAATCCAGTAGCATAGAGTTTTCGGACTTGCCCGCACCAGCAACAGCCGATTACAACATGAGCGGAGTTATGAACCGGTCGGAATGAAACATCATTGTCTACATCTTGCTTTATTGGAAAGAAATTATGCTTACAATCGTTTTTTTGGGGGTTATTATTATGTTGTGGAGTATCTCCACCAGTAGTTTGATTATTCATTTGCTTTATCTTTTATCATTTTATAAGCCGCGTTTGACCCTATTATACTACCATATGTCGGACTTGACAATATCGTTGCCATATTGCGAAGCACTTTGTCTCTGCGGTTTCTGTCTTTTTGGATTTGGCATATAAATTTGTATTGGTTGGCGTAGGCTTCCACTTCTTGCTGAATGCGGAATAGTCCGTCATTTAGGTATCTGTCCCACCAGCCATCAGGGTCGTTGCCTTGCTGTATGCAGTGCGTTTCCTCGTGAATCATCAGGTCGGGTGTGATACTTCCACCACTTCGGTTGTAAATTGTGTCCCCGTAGGTGTATATGGCATTGTCAGTCGGTTGCATGCCAGCTTGTAGGATTTTGTCGTATATTGGCGGGCATTCGTTTGCTATAATTTTCATTTTTCTTTCTCGTTATATTCCACCAGTATTCCCGACGAAGTTAAGAGTATCGATGCAATTGAGACCGCACTCTCAACACCGGCAATAAGCACATCAACAGGGTCAACCACTCCGACTTCCATAAACTTGCCTATCTTATCGGTTACCACATTCAGGGCTTCGCCATCTTTCAGGTCAGGTTCTTCAATTCCCATATTTTCAAGCAACTGGCGGTTTGGATATTTAAGGGCTTCGTTGAGAATTGCACTTGTCGTTTTAATGTTGGCGAGAGCAAGACCGGAGCCGGGGACTACTCCGTGTTTATACGCGGACTTCACGGCATTGACAGCATCTTCCACCTTATATTTGAGAGTTTTCTGTTCGTTTTCGGTGGCGGCGCCTACTTTGATTACCGCAAGAGTATTGGTGAAAAATCCGAGACGGCGCTGATGTTCTTTCTTTTTGGCTTCAACTTTTTCGTTTTCAATCGCTTGGCGGAGTGAAGTTATTGCCATCGCCCGGTCGCCCTTTTTTCCTTTGGGGTCTATGACGATGGATTCTTTTTCCCTGCAGATAAACTTCTCGCATCTGCCAAGGTCTTTAATTTCTGCGTTTTCCAACTTGTCGCCTTTTGCTTGGGTGAATACTTTAGCGCCAGTTAAGAGCGCGAGGTCTTCAAGGATAACTGTTCTATTGTCTCCCGACGGTGCTACGATGGCCACGCCCCGGAAACTGCCATTTTTGCCGGTTTCTGCGTTGCGAACATGAGAAAGATTTACCATAAATGTTGCCAGCGCGCTTTGCTCAACATTGTCGGCAATGACTACGATGCTTCTTTTGTTTTCTTTCGCTAGTTTATCGATAATTGGGAATATATCGGCTATTTCCGTCAGCCGGTAGTCGGTGATGAGGATGTACGGTTTCTCCACGACTGTTTGCATACGACTCGGGTCGGTTACCATATAGGGGCTGATGTAGCCGTTGTCCAATTTAATGCCTTCAGTCGTTTCAACTGTGGTTTCCATAGTGGGAGATTTGTCTATGGTGATGATGCCGTCTCTGCCAAGTTTGTGATAAGTGTCGGCAAGCAGTTCGGCAATCTTTTCATTATCAAAAGCAACTAGAGCCACCTTTTTCAAGTCTTCCTTTGTTTTAATTTCTTTAGCGGATTTTGTAAGGGCTTTTTTGACTTCCTCAAGACCTTTCTTTAGTTCTTTTTCTATTTTGTGTCCGTCAAATTGACTTTTCTTGGCGACTTCGTTGATGATGGCTTGGAGTATGATAAGAGCGCCAGTGGTGCCGTCTCCAGCCCTGTCATTAGTTTTTATCGCCGTTTCGCGGATAAGGTTAACAATAGCGTTCTCCGCAGGGTTGTCAGTGATTTGAAAGTCCCTTGCGATTTGAACACCATCATCAAGTCCTCCGAGTTTATATGCAAATTTGTCTATAATTACCTTATTACTCGCGGGCCCGAAAGTGAGACGAACCATATTACACAATTTGTTGGTGGCTGATTTGATTACTTCAAAGACTTCTTTTTCATTTATGATTTTTATTTCTGACATACTAAATTTTAATTATTAAAGCTGATGGTTTATATATGCGGTGATAGACTCTTTTTGTTAAACCGCTTCTTTGGGCATATTGTCTCAAGTGGGCTTTCAAATACTCAGCATTATTCACTCTACCTCTGTATCCTTTATTAAATCTGAATTTCCTGTTACAGATGTGGCACACCTCAATTTTGATTTTCATATTTTGAAATATGATATGCAAGTCGTGAGGTATGCCTCTGTATTTACAGCCGAGATTTCCCGTGTAGCGAATCATTTTGACTTCTTGCCTTTCTTTGCGACCTTTTTGACTACTTTCACTGGCGCCTTTTTTGCCTTTGCCTTTGCCTTTGCCTTTGGAACTGCAGTTTCTTCATCATTGACATTATCAAGTATTTCTTCTGCTTGGACTTCGGGTGCTTTCACTTCTTCCACTGGTTCCTCCCAATTATCCCTTGCGCACTTGTTTCCAACATACACGTGTCCGTTTGGACATACTTTGTCTGCCATAAATTTTTTGGTTAATCTTTTAATGTTGCGATTACTTCATCGTTATGAAGCAACATATATTCGACCTTTTCTAACTCGATTTTGTCTCCCGCCAATAGCGCGAAAACGACTTTATCTCCTTTTTTGATGTCGTCTATTTCACTGCCGACTGCTATCACTTCCCCGTATGCTTTCGGTTCTTCCTCGGTGTTGTCGGGTTTGAATACTCCGTGTTCGCTCACTTGGGTTTTCTTATCGTCTGGTTTTACGAGTATATAGAGTTTTCTCGGAATTATTTTAGGTGTTTTTTTCATATTACTGCAATTCACTTATACGAGTATCTCGACCCTTTCGTCTATTTTCCGCAATAATTTGATTTCGGGCTTCGTCTGCTTCCTCTTCGGCTTCTATAATAAATCCTTTGGGTTTCGGGCCTTTGGCTTCAATCTGCTTGCTTGTAATTTCCACTTTGTGTTCTATCACTCTGCGGAAGTAAGTCAGGGTTGCTACTATGAGGATTGCAATGAGCAGTCCGAGTATAATTCCTATAATCATTTTTTATTTAATTCTAGCCACAATTCTGCTACCGCTTCTTCGGGGGTTGAGCCTGTAAATACTTCATTGCCATCATTATCAACATAAGTATCTTCATAACCAGTTTCACCTTTTGCGCAATGCCATCGCTTATCAAAATGACTTTTCCATAAGGAAATATAATCCCCACACGCTTCTATGAGTTCGGAAAGAGCGGGAAGCAGAATAGGTGTTCCGTCTATTAAAAAATCCCTAGGTTCTCCAATCTTTAGTGGAAATCCGGCATCTTTTAATTTTTTGACAAGGTCGTAGTTCATACTTGTGGAATAGTGTCATCGCTTTCTGATTCTTTATTATATGACGAAGATATTGGTTTTTCAGCGACCTTTTCTTTTGGTTTGTTATCGTCAAAGTATATCGCTCTGGCAAGGACTCTGCCGTCAGGTGTTATAAATGGAACTGCTCCTAGACCCAGCTTGTTTTTGGCAAGCGAAGGGATTGCGACTTCGTTGTGGGCTTTTACTCGCTTTTGGAAGTCTATTTCTTGCGCTTTAATTTCTTCGGATGTTGGTTTTTCTTCTTGTTGCATGGTTTTATTGTTAATTTTTAATCTTCTTTTTTGGCCAGCGAGCTTTCACGGCTAGTTTACTGATTCGTCTCATGTGTGCCCGGTCTTTAGACACAGCAAGACCACCTTTACGGCCAAGAGATACTGCGGCTGGATTTTTTTGAGGTTTTGATTTCATTGGTTAATTATAATCCAAGCGGTTGGTATTTGCAATATCTATATGTGGATAACTTATACCACGCACAAATTCTTAAATCAGGAACTACCCACGTCTTTTCCTTAAACTCTGAATATATTATATCGCTATCTTTGTTAAAGAAACGCATTTTAGGTTCGCTAGTGTTAAACCAGCCTGAATTGAAGTAGCCTGAATTGCGGTCGCCTGAATTGTTACAACCAGTATTTTCTTTTAAGTGTTCTTTTTCACAATACTCACATATTTTTTTATTCATAATTATTTATTTATTATTTGTAATAAATCTTTTTTTATTTGTTCATCTCTTTTTAAGGTTATTGATAATTACCACTCTTTCGTGAATACAATTTCTTCAAAGCCGAACGATTTGGCTTTTGCCTTCTCGCATTTGTCTTCCGCCGTGCCGATATACTTGTTTCATATTTTTTCTAGTTATGCTTGTAATTACGACATAAACTCTTGCTCTAAACCATTTAACCTTTCCTTTGCTTTTAATAATTTGAACCTAGCGGATTTTTTGGCTTCTTGGGCTTCAACTATGGCTCTGCCGGCTTTGATGTTCTCTAACATAGCCACTTCAATTTCGGCAATGGCTTCCCTTACTTGGTCTTCGGTTGGTTGTTCGTCTTTTAAATTATTCATATTTTATAATTCTAATGTTCATCTATCCTTTTGTAAAGCTGTAATTCCTTACGAAGTGCGACTATTTCCATAGACCAATCCATCTTATAAGTTTTGTGGGAACGCCTGTCCTGTTCGCATTTGTCCCAAAGTTGTAATGTCTTATGGTCTATGACATTGTGCCGAATTAGGTCGTTATATTCCGCTTCGTGATACTTTTTCCATAAATGGCAACCTTTACACAAACAGACAATTAAACGAGTATCGGCGAAGGTGGCGGAATTGGCGCGGGTTATCAAATGGTCGGCTTGGATTATACTATTACTGATAATTTTTCCATCTACCACCCCCGCCCCATCACTACAACCCCGCAATTTCCTTAAAACACAACCGCCGTCCCTATGACAAACTATCAGCCGGACTAAATCTTGTATCTCTTTTTTCTTGGTAGCCGTATCGTTATCGCCCACTACTCGCAACTTCCCTCTCTTTAATCCCTTTCTCGGCTTTATGAAACCTGATTTTCTTTTAAGCCACGACCTTTTTAACATATAAAACTTTTTATTTTATCGTGTTTGCGACAATTACACGATTTACATAATGGTTGTATATTCTCTATGTTGTCCGAACCACCTTTACTAACTGGGATTATATGGTCTTCAGTAAGTTTAATTTGTGGTTCTACTTTCTTACAACACGGACAAGTCCAGTTATATTGGGCTTTTAATGTTTCCCAATCACCGAGAGTATGCGAACCACCATTACCAGTTTTCATTATCCTTCTTTTTCGGTTATGCCATAACTTTTTTTCATAATTATTTTTTAACCATTCTTTGTTATACTTTTTCCTATCAAATCCTCCTTTCCAACTATGACTAAATTGTCCCATTTTCCCATAATTCCAATTTTTATCTCCTTGTAATCCTAAACTAATTTTATCTTTAGTTTCCTTTGACGGAGATTGTCTTTTATGAGGTCTGTGTGGGACTTTGAAAGCATTTCTATGATATTCTGTTCTTTTATAAACTCCTGATGGCATAAATGTATTATACTACCTTTTCATCAATATAATTCAGAACTTTTACTAATAAACTTCGGCTATCCTTGTCTTCAGTATTATCTAGCATTTCTACAGTCCTTTACAATTTCGGCAAGTATCTGGCACAAATCATAGCATTATTTTAGCAATTATCTCCATACGATTTTTTCTTTCTCTGAAGTAAGTGTTTATTTCCAATTCTCTTAAAATATCTTGTTTCATTTTAATTCGCTTGTAATTCTTTATCTACACTCCCTGCAAGTTTTTTGGATAGATTGACCATTTCATAAATAAGTTTTATAAATAGTTTTGCCTTAATCCATTCTTTATAAAATGAAGTGGCTTTTGCTTTTGTTTCACAATATGCTCCTGTAAGTTTTTTCTCACCGTCTTTTTCATCTATCAGTCCAGCTTCAAATTTTCTGTATTCACTTTCCTGTTCTACGGAGTAATTTATAAGTTTAGACATAAATTCCAATAATGCTTCAGCATTAACCATCAAAGTTAAATAATCATTACTCTGACGAGCTTTCTTTTGATGTTGAAGTATTAAATCTATTGTTTTATAAATCTGTTCCATAAAATTAAAATGGGATGTCTTCGGGAGCAATATCTCCATCTTCGTGAACTTCCGTGCTAGGTAATACAAAACCATTTTCTGTTAATTCGGCTTCGGGATGTGCAAAGTAATAAACATCTATAAATTTACCAGAAACATTTTGTTTTATCTTAACCACTTTAACTTTCTTTCCTATCCAATTAGTGGCTTCTTTTCCAAAAGCATCTACAAAACCATTTATAGAAGTTTGGTTGATACTTATATTTCCCTCTTTACCACTTGCGGTTTTAATTAAGAAAACATCCTGTGTTCCAAATTGACCCTCTACTTCTTTTCCCTCATTAGCAATCTCTACTAATTCTCCATCTTTAATATCAACACCTTTTTTAAGAAACTGACCAACTGTTATTCTTTTTTCGTATATTTTTGACATTTTATTTTCCAATTACATTATTAAATTTTTCTTGTAAACGATACACAGATACACAAGCCAAGAAGAAGTTTTTAGCGTCTTCTGTGCTTACCGACCTTTTTTCTTGAAATGTTCCGTCTTTTTTAAGATTAAGAATTATATGTCCTTTTATTTCTTTACCATAACCCATTTCTTTTAACATTAGTTCATATCCAGCACATTGTGCAAAGTGTTCGGGATAAATTCCACTACCAGTTTTTATGTCCCCAATATAAATTTCCCCGTCAATTTCAAAAACCAAGTCCACAATTCCACCTAAAAATAAAGATTTTGAATAAAGTCCTTTTTCAGTTTCTAGAAACTTAACTTTATTTTTAACTGCCCAATCTATAAAATACTGAACTTGCGGATATTCGGACTTAGTATCCTTGTCTATAATCCCCCCCCAAGCCCCTATAACGCCCGCCACAAGTTTTTCTATCTCGGAATGAATATCTGTGCCTTTTTGACCCGCTTCTTCCTTTTTGCGCCTGTGGGCAGTTTTAGCTCTCTCAAAAATTCCATCTAACATATTCTTTGGAGGCATTAAAGACTTGTCGTAAAGTTCACCTTTAATGTATTCTACCGCCATATTCGCAGACCACTGAATCAACATCGGCTTGGATAAAATTCCAAGTATAGTGGTGCAACCTGTAAGAGACTTCCATTTATTATCCACCAATAATTCGTGTAAGTGTTTTTCTTTATTAAATCGGTATTCTTTATCCATTTTATTTAATCGGCGTTAGCAAACTTAATAATAACATCCCAGCCAGAAATATCGTAGCACTTAAAAACTTTCGGTTCTCTGTTTTCTGGGCGGCCTCTTTCTCTATTCGCCAGCGTGATGGTGTATAGGTCATTTTAGTTTTGTTATTTCTTCCCAATCTTCCCGAAGGATTTTGTTAAACTCTTGGAAAGATTCAAAAAACATTTTTTCCATTTCCTCCCTATCACGAACAATACTATCCGCTATCTTTACTTGAAGGTCGCTTATGGCTTTGCTTAAAATTTGATATTCTTTAGTTGTCATTTTATTGTTCAGCATCTGCCTTTAATTCTTGCTCATGGTCAAACTTGATAAAATCAAAGTAATCCACTAAATGAGAAACTTGGTCTCGGACATACTCGCCCGTGCCGGTAATGTATATTCCTAATGGGCTTGTTCGTGTAATTGTGCGATTTGTTATTTCCATTTTATTTTATTCTAAAATTTCTATTTTAAGAGCCTTTAATAAATCTTCTTTTTGAGTAATTTTTATTTTGGCTTTGTAAAGGTCGGAATTGGAAAGGTCGGAATTGGAAAGGTCGGAATTGGAAAGGTCGGAATTGGAAAGGTTGGAATTGGAAAGGTCGGAATTGGAAAGGTTGGCTTCGGAAAGGTCGGTTTCGGAAAGGTTGGAATTGGAAAGGTCGGAATTGGAAAGGTCGGAATTG